TCATTCAGGTGCATTCAGACTTGTAACAAATAAGGCCCAAAAACTACAATACAATAGCAGCATGAAGATTAAAGTAAACATAGCAGCAAACGCAAAGGCGGTAACACTTGCTCAGTACATCGACTATCAGAACGCAGTTGATGCTTCGGAGCGTGTGCGAGTAATCACTGGCAAAAGCATGGATAGCATAAAGCTATTACATGCAAATGTCATCGATGAAATCATCATGAAGTTTGAAGCTGCAGTGCAATTAGGCACGGACACATTCGAACACAAGGTGCGCATCGGTGCGATTGAATTAGGATTCATTCCCGACCTTACGCAAATGACATTCGGTGAATACGTCGACCTAGATTCGAACTGCAACAACCTGTACAAAGACGGCAAGTTGAATGCTAACGCAGCGCTTAAGATGATGGCTATACTATACCGCCCTGTAATGGCTAAGTGGGCAGGACGCTATGACATCGAGAAATATGATAGTACAAAAGTAGGTAAGTACATAGACAGCGTAAAGCAACTAACACTCGACCATGTACTGAATGTGCTGCTTTTTTTTTCAAGTTTAGAACAGGAACTATACGGCAGTTCCCTAGACTATTTGGCAAAAGAGATAACGGAGATAGTGACGGAAGCGGCGAGGACGAATACACTCCAGAGGGCTTAGATGTGTATGGTTGGTTTCACATCATTGAGGTGTTAGCTGACCGGGACATAACAAAGTTTGATGCAGTGACCGACCGCAGGGCATACGAAGTGTTTACACACTTGACATATTTAGCCGACTATGTGCAAGTGCAAAAGATTGAAATGAAAAAAAGGAACAGGCAATGAACAGTTACAATTACAGCTACAACGTTCTCATAAACCGACTAGAAGCATTTGCCGCTGGTCACTTGCTCATCAAACGATTCACGCATGGTCAGATTGACCTTGCCGACATGGATCAAAATGAGCAATACCCATTCATGCACGTTGTGCCCAATAACATCAAGCCGGTTGAAGGTGGAATGCAGTTTGATTTTCAAATATTATTTGCAGACATACCACGCGATAAAGAAACCAAAGCAGAATACCAGCGCGAAGTCATCAGCGATTGCGTGCGTCTTGCACAGGACTTAATAGCGGAAGTCAAGAACGGTCTAATCCTGTTTGGCTTCGATGTGCAACTAGTCACGCCACCTGTGATTGAGCCATTTGTTGAGGAGTATAAGAATACATTAACGGGCGTGTCGTTTAGCTTGCAGCTCGAAGTTCCATGGGACTGGAGCGCGTGTGATATTCCTGCGGTGTGGTCAGTAGGTGGTACGTCATCGGGCGGCACGGGCAATGCGTACGGCATTACGCTCAAAACAAACGGCGTCAACAATGCAGTGCAAAATATCTTGGACTTAGTTGCCGGCACGAATATCACAATAACAGACAATGGAGATGGATCTGTAACGTTTGATGCGGACGGTGGCGGCGGGCCTCAGGTTTATGTGTCAACTGAATTCAACGTTAATCACACCACAGCCACAGGCAATCAATATGTAGTAGGTGACCGTGTATGGTATAACGGTAATGTGTATGCGTGTATAGCTAACAACGACGCACTGCTGCCAACAAACACATTGTATTGGACATTGCAAGGGGCAGGATTCAGACTGCGTCAAAGCCCCGTAGATTGGAACGCATCGAGTGGCGATTATCAAATATTGAATAAGCCAACCATTCCTGCTGCACAGGTCAACTCGGATTGGAATAGTAATAGTGGTGTATCTGAAATCCTCAATAAACCAACAATACCAGCGGCACAGGTCAATTCAGATTGGAATGCGGTGGCGGGTGTTGCACAGATACTCAACAAACCAACACTTGCAACGGTTGCAACTACGGGCAGCTATACCGATTTGATTAACCAACCTAGCATACCGGCTGCGCAAGTTAACAGCGACTGGAATGCGGTAGCAGGAGTGGCCGAGATTTTAAACAAGCCTACCATTCCCGCAGCACAAGTTAATAGTGATTGGAATGCAGTAGGCGGCGTGGCTGAAATCTTAAACAAGCCAACTATCCCAAGCGCTCAAGGTCTGCAGGATGTTATTACTACCGACCCGCAATTAACTACCGACAACACAATCGACGGAAGCAACCAGCAAATCGAGTTTAGTAACTTCGGTAAAATTGGACTGCTTTCGAATAACAAGCTCGACTTATACGCGGGGAATACAGGATTAACCGCCACAACCAACTCGATAAGTGTAGGCGCCGAGGACGGAAGTGTACAAAGTAATATAACATTTGATGTCAACGGTAGCGTTATACAATCAATTGACGGAGCGGATTTCACCGCCATTACAACCGAACCCAACGCGCTCAAAATAGCTACGCCAAATGTTGCGGGCGCTACGGCAACGGTCGGCCAAGTTCTAACCCTGAGCAACGCCGCGACGGGCGAGGTGGAATTTACGACGGTGGGCGGGGGTGGAGGCGGGACGGTTACCTCGGTTGGTTTAACCATGCCCTCGGCGTTTACGGTTACGGGCTCACCTATACTCACGGCGGGAACGCTGGCGGTAACGGGGGCGGGGCTTGCTACGCAATACGTTCGCGGTGATGGGCAGCTAGCCAACTTTCCTACAACAAGCGGCGGCGGTTCATCAGTAAGTTATTACCTCAATGGCTCAATCAATCAGGGTGTAATAGGTGGCAGTACTTACTACCAAATGAGCAAGACAGCGGTATTTGGTGCAGGCACAAACTTCACACGAACCAATGCAGCAGGCAACGGATTGATTGCACAATTCATCACCGATGTCAATGATCCAAATGTGTTATTGATACCCGGTGGTAACTTTAATATTGAACTATTTTTTACCGCATCATCAGGTGGCGGATCACCTTCATTCTACGTCGAGTTATACAAAGTTAGCGGCAGCACTTTTACGCTGTTGGCTACTGATGTTGCAAGCCCTGAAGGCATTACGCAAGGCACAGTCTTAGATGCATATTTCACAGCACTGGCAGTACCTGCAACAGTGATGACTGCAACGGATAGACTCGCGCTGCGTGTATTCGTTAACACATCGGGGCGAACGTTAGTACTGCACACTGAGAATGGCAATTTGTGTCAATTGATAACCACACTAAGCACAGGCATCAATGCAATCAATGGCCTTACAGCACAGGTGCAAAACTTAGCCACAGGCACAGCGGGAAGTGACTTTGCAATAAGTAGCGCAGGCAGCACACACACATTCAACATACCTAGCGCATCCAACACAAATCGTGGTTTGCTTACAAGTAGTGATTGGTCTACGTTCGATGGCAAACAAGATGCTATTGGGTTGACGCAAGTTGGTGCTGCTCTTGCCACGCTGCCCGACCCTAGTGCTGTGCGCTACTTGCGTATCAATGCGGATAACACCGTGAGCGCATTGACGCTTGCACAATTGAAGACTGACCTTTCAGTAGGTACTGATATTACAGTGGTGTTAGGTTCAAATGCGGTCACTGTAGGAACTACATTTGAAGATGTCACAGGTCTATCTTTTGCGGTTAGTGCAAACAAAACATACAAGTGGCGCGCTACTATTTCATTTGGTGCGACTAGTGGTACATACTTATTTAGTAGCAATGGCCCAACGAGTTCAATCAATAACTCTCGATTCACCATGACCACAGGAGCAACAACCAATGGTGTAAGCAATCAGGTAACATACGATGCAGGAACGAACGTCACTGGTTCAAGTAATGGATTAACAACAGCAGATGGCATTGTACGTGTAACTGCTAGTGGCACATTTATAATTCGATTCCGTTCGTCAATAGCAGGCGCATTGACAGTAAGGGCAGGTTCAGTACTTGAATATTCAGAAGTATTATAATGGACGAATACGAAGCACTATTAAACGAATATGCGGCAACAGTTGTCGAGCGTGCGCAATCAAACCTGCGCATCAAACGCCGTATACGTGGTAAGGTGGTCAACCGTGTTGGTTCGAATAGGTCAGACAACTTGCTCAACTCACTCACGTACAAACTGCGCATTCGATATAACAAGCCGACAATTGATTTCACAGTGGTTGGTCAGGCAGGCAATTACGCAGATGTGATTGAGTATGGACGAAAACCGTATCCTGGTGATCCAACGAAACGACCGCCATACAAAGACATCATGAACTGGATTAAACTGAAGCCACTCAAGCTACGCAATAGGCAAGGTCAATTCATAAAGTCAACGGAGAGTGCAATTAAGTCTGCAGCGTTTGCCATTGCCAAAAGCATTGGTGAAAATGGTATAGAAGGCATTAGCTACTATCAAGACGCAATCAATGATACATGGCCCGATTACAGTGAGCAGCTATTTCAGGCATATGCCAAAGGTGTTGAACAAAGATTCTTACTAAATTTTAGATAATGGCAATAACACTAGAAGACCAGCCGTATACATGGAGCGCACGCGGGCAAAAACTTATGGTTGTAGCGTCAAGCTCGAACGTTGCACAAGATGGCTTTCAATACGGCGTTGAAGTGACTAACTACAGCACATCACAGGTGTTCAATTTTTACATTTCACCTGCAATAGATAATCGCTTGTATTTCGATTTGCAGTCACTCATCCAGCTACGCAATGAAGAAGCGCAAGGCACGCAGCTGCACAACTTAGACACCGGCACACTTGATGATATTGCATCTTGCAATAACGTGCAGTTTATCATATCTGAATGGTGGATAGTTGCAGGCGTGCTAACGGAAGCGGCAGGAGGTACAGCGGGCGGTGAACTACTTATTGCCAACCAATACTACCAACCAACGGACGGATACAAGCCCGACCCAAATGCAGGCCCACAGAACGTAAAGTTTGCAATGACTGATACATCATCACTTGTTATGAGTGAT